ACTCAATGCGCCTAGGACATCTCGGGCTCCATCCAATGCCGCCCGCCAGGCAGTCTGCCATTTCTCCATCAGTCCTTCTACCCAGGCTTTGTACCATTCACCGAAAGTCTCAAACTCCTCCGTCCCGATTTCTGTCTCGAGCGTGAATTTCGGCATCGTGACGGCGACGGGCGGTAAGATAAGTTTAATACCCTTCATCTTCTCCCGCATTTCCGCAGCTCGTACGGAAACATCATGGAAAATTTTAGCAATTCTAGTCGCCCATAAGATGAATGGAGATTTAGATTTATCGGCAGCTTTCCTGAATTGTTCGGGAAGCTCGATCGACAGGTCTTTGCCTTCCAGGGTTATTTTTCTGACCCCTTTCACAATATCTATTAAAATTGCCTTCAGAACAGCGAATTTCGGGTCCGCAATTATCGTCTTCATAATCATGTCCCAATTCCCACCAAACCGCTTCATCAATTCATCGAATTGCTCCAGGGCCTCTCCGCCCTCTTTCCGCACCGTTATCCACAAGTCCTGGAAATTCTTGGCCGCATTGCCCATCACGGCGGCCTCGAGCGCCATGTCGCTCATCGCCTTGACGGCTTCCTTGTGGGTTTTTATGATCTCGCTGATGGATATTGCGATTCCGAGAAGTGCTGCGGCAGCTATACCCGCCGGACCTGTCATAATTATGCAGGCTGCTTTAATTGCGGTGATGCCGGCGACAACTTTCGGAAAGATTAAAACCATGGGGCCAAGAACAAGCATCACCACCCCCAATGCTCCACCGGTTTTCGTCAGCCAGGTGACAAGTTCTGGATGGGCTTTTGCCCAATCCTTGACTTTGGCTATCGTACCGGACAGCTTTTCAACCAGCTCCGTAATTACGGGCACTATGTTCTCAGAGATCGTTATTGTCAGTCCCTGTATGGCACGTTTCAAGGTCGTCTGTGCATCCGCCAGCCGAGCGGCTTTATCCGCCGCCTCCTGGTCGAATACGACGCCCAGTTCATGGGCCTTTTCTCGTAGCTTTTCAAGCCCCTCCTCGCCCGCGGCAAACAGGGGAAGGAGTTTTGTCCCGGCACGGCCGAAAATATCCTGTGCTGCCGCCGCCCGGAGTGTCGGGCTTTCAACATTTGCGATCGCTCGGGCAATCTTATCGAATTGCTCTTCCGGGCTTAGTTCAATCAACTCTTCTGCTTTGAGTCCAATTCGATCGAATGCACGCACGTATGTCGTCAAACCGTCGGTGGCATCAACAATAGTCTTCGACATTTTCTTGACGCCCTTCTCGACATCGCTGAGTGTGGCTCCACTTATTTCTGCGGCGTACTTGAGCTCAGATAGTGCCTCTGTTGAGAAGCTAGTCCTCAACGCCATCTTGTGGACCTCGTCGCCGGCGTTGACATAATTCTTGATCATCATGCCAAGGGCGCCGACGATGGCGGCCCCGGCTACCGTCATGCCCCTGCCGATTTTCGTGCACCGTTCGCCGAACTTTTGCATCCTCGCTTCGGCAGATTTCAGCCCGCGCTCCATGTCTTTGGTATCTGCCCCTACGCGGACCATGAACGATTTTGTTATCATTTTATATTCAGTTCCTTTTTAATCTCTGCAAGCTCCTTCTTTACTTCCTCTTCCGTCCACACCTTTGCCGGGAACATCTCTGGCAAGAGGTCGGAAATTTCGATATTCTTCCCGGTCATAAAACTCACTATCTGCGAGGCGAGCCAGGCGGTTCGGAACCACTCCTTCTTTTCCCTCTTATTCTCCTTCTCCTCGTAGACCTCGATTCTCTCCTGCAGCTCCGCACAAGTGAGGCCCTCGAACTCCTCGTGGTTTTTTATGCCGATTTCAAATGCGACTTTGCGTGTTTCTTCGAGGGGATCGTCTCGCTTACCTTTTTTTTTTCGGGTTTAACCCCCGAATGCGCCGTCATGGCTTCTGCTACGATGTTGGCGATATCGTTCTGTGAGTATTCAACGCCTATCTTCTCGTCCAGCAAACGTTCAACATCCTCTTCCTTCAGGCTCTCGTCCTCCCACATCAGCCCCGCCCAAGCAAGGAAGATGAATTCCTCGAGCGCGAATTCCACGAGTTTCGTGAGGTCTCTTTTTTTGAATTTCTCGTTTATCAGCCTGGTCGCCTTGAAACCGAACTTGAGCTTCCGGGGCTTGTCGAGGTTAAGGACATAGTCCTTCATTACGGAACCTCGATGACTGCGATGGTTATGCCGGCTCCGGTCGTGGGTGTGTAGGTGATCTGGGCTTTCCCGGCGTCGTCATCGAACCTGTCTTTGCGGAAAGGACCGATCATTTTCTCGCCCTCGGCGACTGAGATGGCGACTGCAAGAGGATGATCCCCACCTTGGTTACAGGGTGTTTGGGAAACGACATGTATCGTCACTTCCGCTGAAGTTTTGGCGTTGATGAACATCCTGCCCGAATTCACGAACTCGTTTCCCCCATCAAGTGCGTCTTCGTAGGTCGGCTTTATGCCGAGCAATGTGACTCTTTGCGGTGTTATTAACTTTGCCACTTTATTTACCTCCTTAAAAAGGGGGACTATCCCCTTTTTCTGTTATCTTAGTATGTGGGCTTAGGTGCCTATTGCCTCTTTCACGAGCTCGCCTGAACCCTTGAGCGTAAAGGATGCCACGGCCGCATCGCCCTTAGCACCTGTGATCGACAGCGACTCTACCGTGGCTGAACCCTTGTAGGCCCAGTTTCGGGTAATGAACCGGAACTGTTTCAGCTCGTCGGCGTTGTACGCGGTCTCAAGTGCTACTAAACCCGTGTTGCCTTCAATCAGGAACGCGCCGAAGGATATGCTCCAATTTTTGTCATCGGGAAGATGCTCTTCGTTGCCTCCGCTGTCCTTGTCCGTGGTATCGATCGTTCCCTTGCCCCGGTCCAGAGTGGCCTCTTTCTGCCCTCCGATCGGTGTCCAGGTCGGCGATGCCACTGTTCCCGTGTTTATGGCCACAAAGATAGTCTGGCCCTTGAACTTGACCAGCGTCCCGAACGCGAACAGCGAAAGACTCGTTAGAATTAGAATTTCCATCGTTTTACCTCCTTATAAGATTTCCTCGGGTAATTGTCTCACCCGGAAGATGTATTTTAATTCGGCCTGAAAAAGCACCGTGTGATGAAGCGAGTAGTCGACGGCGTAGAGCCAGAATCGCTTGTCTTCAGTCGCTATCTCCTCCTTCCCGCAGCGGATCATGTGGTCGAGTGCTTCATCCCGCTCCTTGCGGGTCTCGCCGAAAATCAGAATCGAGAAGCTATAGTCCTTCTTGCCTGCCTCGTTGTCCACCGTCTCGGGTGGCCGCACCCAGAAATCAGGGCATATAGCCCAGCACGTCGGCTGCTTCTTCGGCTTTTTCTTAGGCTCTTCGTTGTAAACAGGAAAGCCTGTGACTCTTTTGGCTATTGCCTTTCCAATGTTCACTCCTGTTTTGAACATACTCATAGTTGCACCTCCTCGATGAGATATTTGAAGCGCAGTATGCCGTGCCTCGTAATCCCGTCGATGTCTATTATCAGCTCGTTCATGTCGAGCTCATCTACCACCGCTCGGAAGTTCGGACTCAAATCGAGCGGGCTTTTCGACAACGCCTGCAGGATTCCGTCTCCCATATTGGCCGCCTCCATCCTTCCCGCATATTGTGACCAGATGTGGATCGTCGAGTAGACCTCCTGTCCGGGCTCGAACTTGTCCGACCAATCCCGGGCCGTCATCTCGCCCATGGTGACGTAAGGATAAGGCTCCTGCTTCGGCATATCGTCGAAGACTTTGTAGCTGGTCTCAGCCTCGATCCTTGCGACCTGCGCGTCGTGGAGAACGAGAAAAGGGGATTTCATCTTTCGAGGATCTCCCTTATCCTTTTCCAGAACTTGTCCTTCACCGCCAGCCATGCGGGGAAAAGAAACGGCGTTGCCTTCAGGCCCCTCTTTGCTATGGCTTTGCAGATCGGCCATGCGGAGTCGAATCCGTGCCTCTTGGCCCATCCCTCGAGCGCATCGGGTGGTGGGAAATGCGGTCTAGTGCCGAATTCTCTGTACGGACCATAAGGAGCCGTAGGACCTACCTCGGCGACCATGCCGCCATCCGTACGTTCGACCAATATAGAATTAGCG